TGAATACACATACGTTGAACAAGCGCTGGTGGCTAAGGCCGCATCTAAGTATGCTGTGCTGTCAGACAAAACAGGACGTTTGAAACTTGCCGAGATTGGTAAAGACAATACGCACAATTTGGCGTTTATTAGTAGCAAAGACGCGGGCGAAGTCATTCGTAAGTTGCGTGAAGGTTTACCACTCAAGCAAGCGTTCCTTGCAGGCATGCAGGAAATGGCTGACCGCAACGCAGAAAACAACGCTAAGAAAGACGGCTGGCAAAAGTTTGACCAACACCTATTGCCTGAGCGACCAGAAGTGCGTGTGCGTTTGATGACGCCAGAAGACATGACGTTTAGCGGTATGCGTTTTGAAATGAAACGCGCAGACAACCCCAACTTGTTTGAAAGAAACGGACAGCCCGTTGACCGCGCAGAACTTTCGGCAGAACTTCAAGCAATTTGGGAAAAAGAAATTTTTGAAAGAGGCGCACGAAGAGGCCCTGTAAGAGCCGGTCGTGTACTGGCACGCCCTGTTCGTGTACCAGCACGCCCTGTTAATCTTGGCGAACAACTTCGGCAAATAGCAAATGCTGTAAACGCCGGGGAAGCCCGCCCACGTACATTTGCGGATTTATTTGATGAAGAAGTTAAGCCCAATGCAGTTCGCGTTTTAAAACTTACAAACGAGCAAGCGGATTTGCTTCAACTGGAGAACGCCCGTTTAGAAGTTGAAGGCGAACCAAAACTAACAACAATTGACGAGACCGCAAAGTTTTTAGATTCTTACTACACCGAAATTTACGCAAACGCAAAAGACATTCAAAAAGCAGCGGAAGAATTAAACGCTGGAGCCGCAAACACGTCTTGGTGTACAGGCAGTTCTGTACAGACTGCTAAGAATCAGATTGAGCAAGGCGACTTTTACATTTACTACAAGAACGGAAGCCCATCAGTTGCAGTTCGTATGAACGGTAAAACTGATGTTGGTGAAGTTCGTGGCAACACAGAGTCTCAAGGTCTTACAAATGAGCAAGAACTGATTGCCAAAGACTTTTTGTCTAGTAAAAACTTTACAGGTTCCGAAAGATTTATTGAAACGCTAGAGCGCAAACAAGCGCTGACAAGCATATTAAAAGGCGAGAAAGCTTTTGATGTGCCGTTTTTGATGAAGCTAGGTTCTTATCTAGACGATTCAACCGGCGATGCTCATACATACGATGTACGTCGATTGTTAAATTTTTCTGCCATAGATGGCGAAAATTTTGTAGCACGCCCAGATCCAACCGATGCTTTAGTCGACGCTGTAGGTAAAAAATTAGGTGAATCAACAGAAGCCGCCACAAAAGAAGGCCACTTCCCCGGCATCCGCGGTTACTTTGCACTTAACCAATTTAATTACGAACTACGAGGTAATAGATTTGAAGTTCCTGCCGACAATGTACGCACCGTCGACAGTATTCTTTTTATAGGCGGTGACGCATATTTACCAAATTTAGAATCAGTAAACGAAGTTTCGGTTTCTGGTGATACGGTTGTTCGTTTACCAAAAGTTAAAAACATTGATCTAATTAGATTTAGCGGAAAAGACAAAACCAAACCAATGTTGGTACTGGCAGACAACGCGGTAATTAACCGTATTGAAACTGGCGACAGCTTGGAGACCACCCCCGGTAGGCTAAACGCCACAATTAAAAACGCAACGGTTGTTAACAAAATTTCAGTTAACGCCAACTTTACTGCGCTTGATTTGTCTTTACCGGATACTATTTACGCGCCTGAGATGACCCCTAAAGCGCGTGAGCGTGCTGTTGCTGACGGAAACTCCATGCAGTTTTTTGGGCTTATGCAAGAGCTTCAAAAACAATACGGCATAAAAAATATTAAAGCTGACGCTGACAACGATATTGTTAAAACGTTGCGTAACGCCACAAAAGAAGCGTTAGGTCAAAGTGCTGTTGATTACGCGGATGGTCTTGACTTTGGTGAGTTTGACACTAGCGAAGACAGAACTGCGGGAAATATGTATGAGTGGTTGGCAAGCGTGCGAGAAGAGTTGGAGGCAAAACATGCTTCTCCAAAAGCAGACATTTTTAAAATTGCCAAGAAAGTAAACGCCGCTTTTGACATTGAAACTGTTGCGCCAGAAGAAAAGCTTATTGACAGCAGAAGCCAGCTTGGAACTGTTGATATCCCCAACCGCATAGCTGACCAACCACCAGTACTGGAGATGATCGAGCCAGAAGAGACGCCACGTTACGCACGGGCTGCGCAGTATGGTGAGGAGAATGCGTTGGTTGACTTGGCCAAAGACATCATGTCCAAGAAGAAAACTTGGAAAGAACAACTTGGCACTAAGCCATTTCTTCAAGCTGAAATGGAGTTGGTTGATATGCGCGCTGGTTTGCGCGAAGCTTTGAAAGCTGGCGCCAAAGAGATTGGCGACGACATGCTGTTTACTCAGGCTATGTCACACATTGTCATGGCCGACCAGAAGATGGCAATGTTAAATGCTTCGCTCCAAAAGGGGCCGATGGAGTTGTACACCGACGAAAAAGGTTTTAAAGGTGTCAGGTCTATTGACAAGGATAACGCGCTTGATGTGTTCAAGTCTGTTGCAGACATCCCAATGGGTGATCCAGAAGCCAAAGCCAACATAGCTACCACCTACATGATTGCCCAACGTGCAATGAACAAGGGCGTGGCCAAGCTAGACCTAGGTGCTCTTGGTGTAACAGAGGAAAAACTTAAAGCCGCGCTTGCCGCAGCCAACGCCGACTCTAAACTTAAAAATGCACTGGAAGCAACCCGTTCTGCATACAACGCGTACAACGAAGGCCAGATTAAGTTCTTGGCATCAACCGGCGCTATTACCAAAGCTGAAGCTGACAGACTGCTGAAAGAGGGTGACTTCATACCGTTCTATCGTGTCAACGAGAATGGTATGGCGCAATTGGTGTTTAGCGATGAGGTGACTGTAACGATTGGCGACATTCGTCGTCAGCCGTACCTGAAAGAACTAGTGGGCGGTGAGACTCGCATTTTACCAATCACCGAAACACTGCAACGCAATTCCTTGCTCATCATGGACAAGGCGCTGACAAACTTGGCTACCAAGAATCTAGCGTATGCGTTCCAAAAGATTGGCGAAGGTAAGGGGCCTGTGGGCAAAGACGGCAAGCCGACTAGCGCTATGCCTATCCATATTGGTATGGGCCCCGCGTCCCCAGACGTTATTCGCTTTAACCAAGAGCCTAATCCCGACAAACCAGACGACAAGGGCGAGCGTTGGCTACGAGTTAAAACTAGTGACACCGTCATGGGCGGTATCCCTGCCGAGTTAATTGTGAAGAGCTTGGAGGGCGCTCACCTGACGCTTCCCGCGTTCTTGAAGATTGGCGGTATTGCTGGTGACATCTTGCGCTCTGGCGTGACTCGCATGCCAATCTATATTGCGCGTCAGTTGGTTCGTGACCCAATGGCCGCAGCGTTTACGGGTGGTCTGGACTACAACCCCCTGACAGCGGTGGTCAAAGCTGGTAAAGAGTTTGTAGCTTCCAGCCGTGGACAAAGCCCGATCAACGAAGAGATGATTAAAAAGGGTCTGATCCAGAGTGGCATCTTCACTGGTGACCCAGACGACGTTGCTAAAATGGCTTTGCAGTTGGCAAGCGGTAAAGACCAGAGCGTTTTGGATAAAGTGTTTGCCGCAACAGACCGTTACGCAATGCGTGCTGATGCTGCCACCCGTGCGCTGGTGTATGAAAACGCACGTAGAAACGGACTGTCTGAAGTGGAAGCTGACTTGGCTGTACGCGAGTCAATGAACTTTTACAAGCGCGGTCTGTCACCCACAGTGCAGTACGCCAGCCGTTTGATTCCGTTCTTTAATGCGCAGATCCAAGGCTTGAACGTGTTGTACAAAGCAGCCCGTGGCCAGATGCCGTTTGAAGAACAGATGCAGATTCAGCAGAAGTTTTTTAACAACGCATTGCTGTTGGTGGCTACAGGTATTGTCTACGCCATGGCTATGGACGATGACGAGTACTACAAGAACGCTAAACCAAAGGATCGTTACACTAACTTCTTCCTGCACTTACCGGGCGTTGACGAGCCATTGAAGCTGCCTATCCCTTACGAGGCTGGTTGGTTCTTTTCCTTGGCTGTTGCCGCATCTGACGCTATGAAAGCTGAAGTTGATGGCGTCCAGCAGTTGGAAGCTCTGCGTGACATGTTCTTACAGTCAGTGCCGGGCTACAGTTCCAGAGGTGTGCCGCAGATTTTTAAACCCGCGTTTGAGGTCTACAGCAACAAGCGCTTTTTTAACGACTCAGCTATTGAATCGGCGCGTATGGAGAAGCTGTCGCCACAACAGCGGTTTTCTGAAACTACGACCGAAGCGGCTAAGATGTTGAGCAAAGTGTTGCCCGGATTTTCTCCTGTGCAGATTGAACACCTTGCCACAGGTTACTTTGGTCAGTTGCCTTTGATTGTTATGGGCGCGGCTGATGGTTTGTTCCGTAAAAAAACTCGTGGCGAACCTGCTGAGAAGCGTGTCTCAGACTTGCCGTTCATTGGCAGTTCATTCCAAAAGAAATACGGGGGTGCTGATTCTGATGTTATGTACCGCATGGCAAGCGAATCTATGCAAGCCAAGGCTACCTTTGACGACATGCGAAAGAAAGGTCAGGGGCAGGAAGCTAGGGATTTCTTAGAAGACAACCGGGCTTTAGTTGCATCAGCAGCTTTAGCACGTAACTACCAAAACGTCATGGGTAAGCTTCGCACTGATGTTGACCGCATCAATAACATGAAGAACATGACAGGGGCTGAGAAACGTGCAAGGCTAGATAAAATCGATGCGGCACGCCAAGATGTGGCGGACAAGTTTGAGAAAGCTATGAAACGGATTGAGGCTTCCGGTAAAACATAACACCTAGCTTGCCGTTAAGGATGCCCACGCTAGCGTGGGCATCTAGTATTCTGAGAGAAAAAGCTTTCTTCAAGCCCCACTCTTTCATGGCTTCGGTGTCTAGGCAGGGGACAAAGAACCCCTGCCCTTTCTCAACTTTCTCCCACGGAAGGCGCAGTGAGGAGTACTTCATCGGCTTCAATAATCTCACGTCTGATTTTCATAACTGTGACCCGCATCTGTGGCCCTTTGGTCTTGGCCATCATATCTTTCTTAAGATACTCTACGTTGTACAGTTGTTCAAGCTGGCGCTTAAAGGATGAATATCCAAAGCTCATGGTGGCACAGTACGCCTTGAGCAGTTGCTCCTCGATGAAATAGTCGATGTGGTTGGGGATCGGCTCATGCTCCACCCGCCCAAACACCTTGTTGCGTGTGATGGTCAAGTCAATGTCCTTGCCGCTACCCAGTTCAGCCATGAGGCCGCCCTTGCTAGGTTTAATAACTACGAAACTGCCATAGTTGTCACGGGTGTAGGAGTTCAGTACATCCACAGCGGTGCGCACACTGCTCTTCATACTGGCTCGCATGTAGTCCACAGCCTTCTTGTAGGAGTTCAGAATAGGGCGATAGGGTATGTCCACCACGCCTAGCTCTTTAAACGCTTTGAGGGCGCATATAGAGCATCCAACCCCTGCCATCCAGAAGCGCTCATCGTTGGTCGCCTTGAACTCAGTGTACATACCGGCAACGGCTTCGCCCACCATCTTAGGGAACTGATCCACATTGTCCGCAAGGTACTGAGACAGGGCGTAGCCAGCCACGGCGTAGTTAGCTTGCAAGGACTTGATGATCTCAATCTCGTGTGGCTCCCAAGACAACTCGTCCTCAAGCACAAACTCAAGCAAGCGGCGCAGTTCACCCTCAGACGAATGGGTACGCCCACCAGTCAGGTAGTCCACGATGTGGGTGTTAGATGACATCAAAGCGTTGGTCATCCAAGTTGACAAGTTCAGGCGCTCTTTGTTGGAGCCAGACTCCATACGCTCCTTGCCACGGCCTTCGGTCATGTCCAGTAGGAACTCAGGCAACCACTCGAAGTCGTCTCGGTTCTTGGATGTGATCTCGTCAGTGATAAGCGGGTGGCTGTTGAGCAGACCCAAGCGCTGTTGCATAGCCACAGGAGATGTGCTCTTGCCTGTGCGGTAGTGGGTTGGGTGTCCCCAGACCGATGCTGCAGCCTCCAGAGCAAGCGTCTTACCCGTACCAGATTCGGTACTGGCACAGTGGTATGTCATGCCGTAGATACCTGTGAAGCGCATGAAAGGTGCGCCAGCACCCGCAAGCAAAACGGCTAGGTGATCCCACATCTTCTTGGCAATCATCATCTCTATGAAGATGCGCCACTGCTCCATAGTGCCACGAGGCTCGGTGTTCTTGGTGATGTTCTCCAAGCCCGGCATTGGGACTTTGACTGGGGGTTTACCCTTAGTGAAGATACGACCCGCAAATACATACGAGTTGTCAGGTTGCCAACCATAGCTATCGGGAACTTTGATTGGTACTTTGTTAGTGCTAGATTCTTCCACGCATGCCCTCACATATTCAAATAAGTTTTTGTCATTGTTGGCACCAAAAGCCGCCACTATGTTTTGGCTTGCCAGTGCTTTCACCGTTTCGTCTTTGCTGACCACCGCCTTCTGCGGCATGGTTACGTTTATCGCCCCTTCAGGTCTGAGCGCAATCAGGTGCACAGTGTGGTCGTTGTTGCTATTGAGGATGTCCACCACGAACAACTCGTAGGGCAACAGCATCACTTGCTTCTTGGACTTGACGCCCTCGTCATCTTCTACTGTGCGCTCCATGAACACGCCGCCGTTCGTGCCGTAGGCGTAACCCCGTGGCGGTGTTGGGCGCATGACCTTGACGACTTCTTTCGCAGTGACTGTGCTGTCACTTGTCAGCTTGACCTCGATCTCTTTCTCTTCCACCTCAACAGACAACTCGCGCCCTAAGATCAGGGGGTTGGTTATCTTGCCCCAGTGTGAGCACGACTGGCACACTCCGGGGTTCTCTGAGTCCATCTTGACGCAGGGGTATGGCCCCTTGATGCTTTGCAGCTTCTGGTTCATGCGCTCAGGCTCATACGGATGCATCTTGCTTAGCCACACCGCCGCCTTGTTGCCGTCCTCACAAACCTTTGTCCATGACAGCAAGCCTCTCCAGATCGGCTCCATGCCGTCCTCGGTTGCATGCTCCACGTAGTTCGCTAACTGACCACAGCCACGACCATTCTGCGTAGCAAGCCAGATAGGTTTGAACTTGGTTATGCTGTTCTCATACAACTTAACTGTCGTAGCCGAGGGCGTTGCCTTGGCTGGGCGCTGGCCGGGCAAGTCAAGTGATGGCATAGCTACAGGCTCATATACTGAGCCTGTCAGTTTCTCTCGGATGAGAGTTGCCAGCCCCTCGAAGCTGAACACATCGCCTTCAGTCAGTATGCGCACAGGGCGCGGCGTTGCGTACTTCTTCTTGAAGTTGGTGGTATCAGGCACACGCAAGACTCGGGCGGCGTCAGCCGTCACGGTCATGTCGATGGCCATGTTCTCCTGCTTGCACAGGCGTTTAAAGTTCTCAGCCACCGGCTTCCACGAATCAATAGGAACGGCAGTGAGTAGCGGCCAGTAGCAGTGCAACCCGCCACCAGAACCCACCACATAGGGCGTACCCAAGGCATCAAGGCCAGTCTTCTCCAAGAACGCATTGAGCGCAAGGGCGGCATCTTTCTTCGATGCGTATCCATCCATGTCGATGAACAGGGACTTTACATACCTTGCGTTGGTAGCTTGCCGATTGTCTTCCTTGCCAAAGGTAGCCAAGGCAAAGTAAACATCCAACTTGCTATCGTGCCAACCTTTGATTGGCGTTGTTGTCTGATCGAGCGAGTCAACAAAGACATGCTCTTTCGTCCTAGTTAGTTCTGCTACGCAGTACCGACCAAATTCTGGCGGCGGCAGAACAACCGCTAAAAACTCAAGCGGAGTCATTCAAGTCCTTGCGGTCAGAAGAGTTCGAGTTGGCGTGTGTCTTTAGTTGTTGACCCGTCAGGTGGGGCCATCACAGTCAAGCGTCTAAGAACTTCTAGTTGCCACTCCTTGGGCAGTCCGGTATCAAGTTCAATGAGTTCAGCGCTAAACCGAATTAGCTCTTGCGTGGTGAGGGATCGAGGTTGTATTCCGTACATATTTTTCTCCATGCCTCGTCCGCTGTGCGTGAGGTCTTCATTATGTGAGTTAAGAATTCGACGCGGTTACGATAGGCCACGAACACCTCAGTGCCAGTGAACCAGTTGTAAACAGTCTGCCTTGAGACGCCCAGAGCATAGGCAATCTTCGTGACCGGAAAGTCAAGATGGATCGCCCAACGCCCAAGCTGGTTGCCCAGAGACTTGGGTGTCTTCGCTACCTCGTCAATTATTTTTTGTGAGTACGCCATGTGTTTAAGGTGGGGGTACTAGCCGCTCGTCCGCAAGCATGTTGCACGACGTTCCCCCCGATTTAGTTACTCATCGTCCCAATCAGCAACGATGTCGGCCAGCTTGTTCTTCTTAGCTGGGGCGGCTTCAACCTTGGCAGGAGCCTTGCGAACTTCGGGTTCCTCTTCGGCCTCAACCTCAACCGCCTTGGCTTTCTTGGGCTTAGCGGCTTTAACTTCAGCCATAGCTTCGGCCTCGTCTTCATCCAGCATCTTGCCCATAGGACGTTTGCCTTCTAGAGCCAACGGAGCAGGGGCAGTAACGCCATCCACAGCCGCAGGGGTTGAAGATACAGCCTTTTCAGCATCCTTTGATGTGCTCTGAGTCTGCACAATCTCGTACTCGTCATTAGTCAACCAACGCACAGGTGCAAAGATCAGCTTGGGAGACTCAGCCTTGGTGTCGAACTTCATGCGGGTCACGATGGCATCCAAGTTAACAGGGGGAGTCTGAGCCGCCATGAAGCGGGCGTATGCCTGTAGTGGGCGCTTGTCGCCTTCTTCCTTGCCAAAGATGGATGTAGCTGGCAGAGTAACTTGCAACACATCGCCTTCAGGGTTGTTAGCCAAAACCACAGCCAAACGCTGTTGGTAACGGCAAGCACGGCTATTACCATTGCCCGACCCAGCGATGTTCTGTGGGCAAGCGGCGCAGCTAGAAGCCTGTGGGTTCCTCACGCCTGCATCGGGCTTGTCACCATCACCAGAGGTGCAGTCAGGGGGTGCAGCCGCCGCGTCCTTGTCGTAGGAGCCTGCGTAGAAGATACGGCTGACCTTGGGGGCAGCCTTGACCACGATCACATCCAAGAAGCGCTCATCGATAGCGGCAACCTCTTTGCCACCAGCAAGCAGACGGAACACGCCACCCTTGATGGAAACGCGCTTCATGCCGGCACTGGTGTTGACACCGCCAGCCAAGGCCAAAGTAGTTGCAGACAAAGCCGCGTTCTTAGCGAACGACGGCACATTTGAGGGGTTGAACATTGCAATATTGCTCATTTTGATTTCCATTTAAGTTGGTTTACGTACAGAGATATCGTACTCAGAGGCTGAGTTAAGTCCGGGCGGTACGACCCCGGGGTTTTCTTCCAAGAACTGCTTCATGTTGGTCTGTGCAATACGCTTCTCCAAAAGCTCGATGGCTTCGTGGGCTATGACGAACTTCTTGAATTCATCCCAGTCCTGTGTGGAGTAACGCGTCTTTACAGACAGCACGACAGTGCCCTCGGTAGTGCGTACAGATGTGACGCCCATCGTCTTCATCTGGTCTTTCATTGCGTTCTTGATCTCTTCCTGTTGCGCCTTGAGCACTTCGACTTGCGTGTCGTACTCTTGGGTTAGGTCGGCAATCTTGCTACGCAGTTTGCGGTAGATTTTTGCTAGCTTGTCTAGCGGTACTAAGTCTTCTGACACTTGCTTCTCCTGTTTAATTATTGTCTAAGGTTGGACAGTTTACACGTAATTCAATTGGTTGCAACCCCCTTTCATGATTTAATTTCAGTTTCAAACATGTCGGTAAGAAGTAAGTTATCGCTAACTTTCCCTGCCAACGCACTAAACATCTTCCTCTCAATCGCGCTACCCTGAATGTGGATCACAGTAACTTTGTCTGAGTCCTGCCCCTTGCGGTCAGCACGGGCACAGCACTGGATGTACTGCTCAACACTCATCAGTGGCCCGTAGAACACCACAGTATCAGCGGCAGTCAGCGTGATGCCGTGAGCAGAAGCCGCAGGCTGCATGACCAGTACACGCGGGTCAGCTTCAGTCTGGAAGCGATTGATCGTTTGCCCACGCTTGCTTGGCGTTACGTCCCCGTGGATGCACTCATTGACAATGCCCTTCTTGGTGAGGTATGTGCTGATGGTGTCGATGGTGCTACGGAACAAGGCGAAGATGATGACCTTGCGATCAGTCTCCTCCAGTATCTCCTCCAGTACCGCAAGCCTAGGGGCAGAGTCAAACTCAACAACTTCCTTGTCGTCTGTGTAGGCCGCACCACAACTGATCTGCAACAGCTTACTCACACCAGCGGCGGCATTGACTGCTGTGATGGTCTCCCCTGCGGTCTGCACAAGCATACGTTCTTTGAGAAGGTTGTAGTACTTGGCTTGCTGCGGGGTCAACTGCACCTCACGCGTCATGGTAATGACAGGCGGTAAGTCTAGGCACTGTGCTTTGGTATAGCGAATGGCTGGCTGGAGAGCCTCATGCACCTTGTCCTTGGCATCAGCCTTGGGCGCCCACTTGAACAGCGTCACCTTGTTCATCACTTTGTCGCGCCACGCAGTAAAGAACTTAGGCACACCATCAGGGTTAACCAACTTAGCCAAGCCATACGCATCCACTGGTGACTGAGACGCTGGTGTGCCCGTCATCATCCACAGGTACGTGGTTGGCGTAAGGATTGAGTTAAGAGACTTCCATCTGCGTGTCGTGGGTGTCTTGTATGCGTTGGCTTCGTCAACAATCACAAGGTCAAAGCGGCCATCGTTACGCACCTCGTCGGCAATCAGGTTCAAGCCTTCGTAGTTGGTAATCACAATCTCGTAGTCACGCTGGATCATCTCAATGCGCCGACTAGCCTGAGCATGGTGCGCGATAACGGCAGAGCGATGAATAATACTGTTGTTAAGGTCACCCATCCATGCGCTATGCATGATGGACAAGGGGCACAGAATGAGAACCCTGCGCACCTTACCTAACTTCATCAAGTAGTCAGCCGCCCACAATGCAGACAGTGTCTTGCCCGTGCCGGGTTCGGAAAACACGAAGGCTCTTCTGTACAGCGTGAGGAACGCTGACGTCTCGATTTGATGAGCCATTGGCGTGTATCGCCCCGGCCAATCGTAGCGCCTAGTGATAGGCGAAGGTACATCTTTTACACCTAGGTTACGCAAGACCCGCGCTTCATCAAGACCCCAGTACACAGCAACATCATAGCCTCCGTCTGCACGAAGCATGGCTTTGCTCTTAGGGATGATTGAGTATTTGTGCGGGTTCCTTGTTCGTAAGATAAGTGCTCTGTCTTCTACAATTTCCATTGCTTCTCCGAGGATTATTTATTGTCTGCTCTGTTGGCAGATTTGCTACGCATACGCAAGTTACCTTTGGCTGATGTGCCGCCTGAGCGCATGGGCGTGATGTGATCCACATCTTTGCCGTCACCCTTGGTGGCTGCTCCTGTCTTCTCCATCATGCGACGAGCCTTAACGCGCTCTGCTCGTTTCTTGATCTGATCGGGCTTGCCTTGGTAGTTAACGTACTCTGACCGATAGTTTCTTGTGGCCATGATTGTTCCTAGTGCTTAGGGTTAAACTCACAGCCAGTGACCTGACACCAGCCGCATAGTGGGGTTTGATTTGGGTTCCATACATCGTTCTCAAAGCAGGATTCCAAACGTGCAGTACGCTCACGATACTTCCACCAGAAGGCTTCGGCTTGATCGCGTGTCATCTGCATCTTGACCATATCATTTTTGACGATGAACAGCAACGCAGAGTTAACCTTACGGATGTGTGGGAAGTGTTGGAACACCATGAGCGACATTAGTACAAGCTGATCCCTGTCGGGGTACTTGTTGTTGCCGGTCTTCCAGTCTCCCACCCATGCCGTAAGGTTTTCGTCGTCAACGATCAGAATGTCAGCGATGCCCCGCACCCAAACATCAGGTGCTTTCCAGTTAGTAGGCGTAAGGTCAGCGCGTAGCGCCATCTCGTACTCTGCTAGCTTTCTTCCGGGCTTCTTGAGCATGGCGTCCACGACAGGCTGGAACTGCTCGTACTCAGGCGGTATAGGCTTTTGATCCCTGATGTAGTCTTCAATCGCCTGATGTACCTGATTGCCGTACCGCGTGGCTTCAGTCTCTTGGAAGGGGTACTTCTTTAAGACTTTGACCTCGTGATACCTGCGCTGGCAACCTTCAAAATCTTTGAGGCTGCTGTGTGACCATGCTGGTTTTTTCATTCGAACTTCGCTGTGTTAATGGCTCTGTTAAGCCGTGTTGCAAACGCCGACACAAAACGCTCGTCACGATACAAAGGGCTGTCCATGTCATGCAAGATTGCATGCGTAAGCTCATGCCAAAAGGTATCACCGACTTCGTGCTTTGTGAACGGCTTGCCTGTGTGGTTGCGTGTACCGATACGAATGTGCTGCGCGTCATAATGCACACGCCCCATGTAAGTCTTATCGATCATAGCTTCAATGACTTCCACGCTGTACCACCGCCTACCTACTCTTATTTTTGTTGGTAACTTCAATACTGCTTCTCCTAGTTTTTTGCTAACCCATAACGACGATGCGCGCCACCGTCAGCGGACAATGGTATGCCTTGCATATAGCTTGGCTCCATAGTCATCTGCGCCAAGACCCAAGTCTTAGCTTCCTCTACCTCGGCATCAGGTACAACAGCGATCAATTCGTCGTGCACTGTGCCTGCTATGAAGTATCTTTTGGATACCCGTAGCATTCCGTCAGTCATCACAATACGCGCCAGCGCTTGCGTGACATTGTTTGTTACCTTGCCTGCATACAACTTGGTTGCATCGGCGCCGTAAACCCACTGGTCTCTACCCTTCTCATCCTTCTCTCGTCTCAGAGCAGGGTAGTGCAAGCTCATTCCATTGGGTAATTCTATACGACCCTTGCGAAACGTCAAGCACTTGTATGTGTAGTCGTTGCCATCGTACAAAGCCGACTCAATCTGTCTCTCACACATCTGCCAAAAGCCCACAACAGGGTACGCTGTAGCTCTGTAGATATCAATGATGCGCTTGGATGCTACGGCATGCATGGCTAACTCGTACAGGCTACAAGTGTGCGGGATATCCCTAAGCTTGGCTTCGGTGTCTTGCCAACTCAGGAACTCGATCGCTTTCTTCTTGCTTACGCCAAGTTGCCGCGCAAAATCCGCCTCGTAGCGTACAGGTGGCGCACCGAGGAAGCCTGTTGTGAGTTGAGATGCAAAAGACGCCCAGCCAAGACCGTATCCACAGCCAAGCAACGCGCTCTTCGCTGACTGCCGAAGGTCAGGGTGAGATTCTTTACTAAGTCCGGGTATGTTGAACATCTGCGCACCGAACGCGGCGTAAGGGTCACCACCACTTTTGAAGATGTTAAGCATGTCTTGGTAATCTGAAAGCCATGCCAGTACTCGCGGCTCAATCTGCGATAGATCACCGACGACGAGTTGGTAGCCATCGGGAGCCATAATCGCTTTGCGTAGGAACGAGCCTCGCTTGAGGTTCTGCATGTTGATGGCCGAACCTTTGCTTGCTGTCCACCTTCCTGTTTGCGCCCCGTAGTAAGACAGAGGGACTGGAAGCGCACCACGCTTGCTAATATCGAGGAATCGCTGCGCACGGGTTCTCTCAGTGGTCGATTTAACCCGAAGACGCGCTTCACATAGAAGGGCAACGTCTTCACGTTCACTGTTGAGTAGCGTTTGAAATAGGGCATCGCTTTTAGCGAGTGCGAGTGTCTCTTTCCCAGTCGTCTTACTTGTCTTGGTTGGCGGAACCACGTTGAGTTTTTTAAGTAGTTCAGCAAACTGTTGGTTCGACGCCAGTGCAGTTTCCACCACGTCGAGCTTCTGTAATAGGGCTTCACGTTTTTCCTTTTCGTCTAGTATGGCGTCGGTCAGCATGTTGGGGTCAAGCTGCAGCACAGGGCGCGTGTACATCTTCAGCGTCATGTCAATCAGTCGGAGTTCTTTGGACGGGTATCCAGCGACCAAGCGTGTAAAGATTCGTTCGCATAGATATACGTCGTGTTTGCAATAGTCTGCAAGCTCAGATTCCAAGACCTCGTCCAACTCGGCCACACCATTGGTGCTGTGTACGGCTGTCCCTTTGGCGGGAAGATCAAAATCGATCGCAAGTTTGGCGAGACTGTTGCCAACCTCAACGCCTCTGAGAGCTCGCGCCATTGATAAGGTGTCGAAGATGAAGGCGGGGTGTACGCCGTAACGCCACTCCATAATTGATACATCGAACTGTGCGTTGTGCGCAAGCACTGCGGTTCGTCCCCAATCAATTCCAGAAAAGTATTCACGTAGTCTGTCGCTTCCAACCCAAGTAGTTGGGCTGTCAGATCCGTACTCATGAACACAGCATCCAAACGCGTGAAATAAGTCATGGCGTATGTACTCCTCGGTTGTCATCTTGCTAAGTGTGTAACCTGACTTGGTGTCCCAGTAGGTTTCGAAGTCGATCGTTAAGATCGTGTCGTATGGTTTGGTCAACTGTTCTTCTCCTTGAGTTTTGCTTCAATGACTCGGACGTACCGAATCACACAGTCATTTGATACGTTGCCATCATTAAGACCAAAGGCAAAGCCATCGTCAATCGCGCCTTCAATCTCAGCACCCGTCAGCCCAACCCATGTGCGCTGTGTGTAAAGGGCTAGTGGTTCGACATCAACAGTTACGGGCGCAGTTATCTTTGTTGGCTTTGCCCAGTAAAAGCCTTTGTGTGGGTCGTAAAACGCTACAGGTTCAGTCAATTAAAGTTCTCCTTGGGTGGTGCGTCGAGGACGTTGAGAAAGCCGAAAAAATCGTTTGCCGCCAACATGAGTTGCGACGCCTCCATCTCGTTACAGTTTAGGGTAACGACTCCTGCTAGCTGATCTTCGGCACGACCCACTATGACGACAGCTTGCGCCCTGCCTTCGCCGTAGCACATTACTAGCTTGTGTATGAGTAGTTTGAAGTGTGCCTGTTCCTCATCAGACATGCCCTTGACTCTGCGCTCAAGCTCCTCTTGGGTCATCATGTCTTCATAAGCCACTTGCTTTATCCCTGAGTAGTTGTTGTAGTTCATCTATGTTGCTCTCCCGTGCAATGTATGTTGTTCCGCCTGCGTTGTGTATGCGGTTGAGTTCAAGGTCTTGCAGGGCTGTTGTCTTGCCGCTACCCGCCTTGCACTCAATCGCTATGAAGTGTCCGTCCATGCAGGCTATGATGTCCGGAATACCTGCCCGACCAAAGCCGTTGGCTGGTGGCATGAAGTGGTAGATGCCCAGCTTGTCTAGCATCTCACGCACACGCTTCTTGACTTTGGATTCAGGTGTTGCTGCCATTGTGTACCTTAGTCATTGATCTCTCTCCTTTGATTTATAAATATGTTATCAGCAGGATTGCTTGGACGCTCAAACACTGCGTAGTAGTTTTTTGGGCGAGTGCGCATGACACGGCGTAGCCAGTCAGCGCCCCCCATCTCTTGGAACTTTTCCCACTCAGAGTCAGACATCCGTATGTACCTTGGCGTTAGGGGTTCGGGGGGCTTGGGTCTAGGCATCGGTCTTCATACTCCTTACATAGACAGCAAAGCTTGCCGCTGTGTCACCAAAGTTTTTCATGGAGTCAAACTCACGCGCCACTTCTTCTAGCGCATCGTTGCGAATCTTCTGCGTCACTTCGTTGGTGATCTGCCCTTTAATCATCTGACGTTTGCGCCAACCCAAGGCTTTCTCCCACACGTTCAGTTGTGGTTCGGTCATGTCTTCTCCTTCAGCACTGCCTCAAGCTTATCAAGCGCCTTGTCCCAGTTGTCGTAATCAATGCCGTGGCTAAACGCATTCATCACAGCGAGGGCTGCGTGCTCAATCTTTTTGAGGCGTTTGTTCTCCGACATAAGTTCTGCCAGTTGTAGGTCTAGCTCTCTTTCTGCGTCAGTCATGCAATTCTCCTGTCTGTTTCTTCGGCTTGCGCCAACAATTTACCTAGCTTACTCAAATACACAAAATCAGTTTCATCTGTGTCATTGACATCAATTCCTTCCGAATCAAATGTGGCTGCGGTCTTGCCAGTGATCTTAGGTGAAGTCACAAGGCACTGATACCCTGCCCAAGAGAACTCACGCACGCCCCTGATATGTTCCTTGATAACAACAGACTTGTTGCCCACTGTGCGTTCATGTTCCTTGACGTAGTGCACGATGCGTTGTGTCTGCCCACTGGCAGTCTTGACGGACTTGTCACGGTCTTTGAAATAAAACTTTGTCTGATCTTGGTCAACGCCAAATGTTACACGCTCACCATTCTTCTTGACCACAACATTCCAACGCTCATCACGCTTGACCCACCAGTTAAACATGGCAGCAAAAATGTTTTTAGATGCCAAGCGCATATGGTCTATTGAATGGTTGTCGTTCTCAAAGAACGATGGTTGCGACCAAGCCCGCTTCGTAACGACATGACTCCTGCCACCCCCTCCTCGCTTAGACGCAGGGTTCTTGATGGGTATGATATTGGTGATCGTGCGCAGTTCCTCACACGCTTGCATGGCGCCTGTCCTGCGATTGATGGTGAACCACATATGAATCCAAAACAACCTACCATCGAGACGGAAAGCGGCTCCGTACTGATACGGCACACCTGAGTGGTAGCCGACATACCAAGGTAGCTTCTTGTGCTTGATGGCAAACATGATGTCAGGGTAAATATGGTCACTCGCAGAGTCCTGACGTGTCTCCTTGTTACCGATGCAAATACACATCAGCGTTGGCATGGCCTTGGACACATCGACTTTGATATTCTCCTCGTCATCAGACCACGGCATTTCCCATGGGCTGGGTACATGCGTGCCCAGCTTGCGTAAGCCTATGACGCTATCCTGTTCAAGCCAAGACTCTTTCATGCTAGGCAGGCGGTAGGTATCAAAGGATATGTCAAGGTTGTCCAGTAGCTCAGACAGGTTGCGCCTGTCTTCCTTGTGTGACACACGAGGTTTGCGTTGCTTTTTAGGTTCTTCAGGCACAGCCACAGGAGCTTGCGGTGTCTCCCCAATAGGGGTTGCGTCCTCGACAATCGGTGCACCTCTGTGGAACCACGAGCGCACCCTAGCCATGAACCTTTCAAGGAAAGGTATTCTCATGTCAACCCCCAAACATTTGCTTCAAGTGGGTGTACAACTCGTGCGCCTGATACACAGTCATGTCCTTCAGAATATCTTCGGGCGAACGTGTGCGTACAAGGGACACGAAAGCTCTGCGCTGTGGTGCAGGAGCCGTGGAAAAAGCAGCAGAGGCATCCAATGCGGCTTGGCTAGGCGCAGGCATATTCTCTAGCCGCTCCTTCAACAACGCACCAATGCCTGTTACGTCACGCTTAGTGTACTTGCGCTTAGGCACAGGCTCAGCTTTGGCTTCCATTTTCTTGATGGCCTTGAGCGATTTGATTGGGCGGTACTCGTCAACGTCGGCGTAGTACAAGTTGTTGGTTTCGTGAACCATGTTGTTGCGACGTAACTGTGCAATCAGGCTAGACACAGAGTCTGATCTGAAATCTTGATGCTCCAGTGCTTCTATGATTTCTTTTCGCGTGGAGCCGGGATTGTCTTTGATGTATTGGAAGGTTACGCGTGAGACGTTGTTTGTTACGCCAAAAGTTTTTTTCATGGGAATTTCCTGAGTTGATACAGTTTTGTTGACAGTAGTGTTGATAGTAGTAGAAGGTGGGGAGACTGTCTCCCCATCGTCATCCCACTGTTGTAAGGTTTTGCTAAGCGCTTGTTTGAAAGCAGTTTGAATGTCAGGCATTTGAGGTTCCTCCAGTTAGTAGCATGACGATGACAATGAAAGCGATAAGTCCGATGGACTGTATGGTGGTGAGCAAGAGGTCGTCCATTACCCGCTTGTCACCAAGCAGCACACCCTGAACCCAATCGGATTCAGGGGTACATTCAGGGGGAGGTTGGGTGTATAGCAAGCCGATCTTGACCTTACCTGTGTCGTAGGGTGGGTTGTTCATTATTTTCTCCTTGAGTGAGTATTATTTGTCCAAGAGTAGACAGAAGTCAATAGGGTCTCCAATAAAAAAGATCCGTTATTAGTACAATTACTGCAACTAAAAGTACTACTCTCTCTAGTTTTTCCCATGGTGTCATCATGCCTCGTCCTCCATGTCATCGGCTATCAAACCAAGAACCCACTCAGCTATCTGCTCCTCGGTGTGGTACGAAAGAATCCAGTCAGCCAAGGCGTGTACTGGGTTCTGCATGATGCAGTCGTATAACGACTCCAATGCTTCCTTGCCGAAGCGTGCTTGTATTTCTTCTGGTGTCATTCTGACTCTCCTTCTGTTAGTGATATCCCTAATCTATCCATCACATCGAGCAGTAGGGTGTGTACGTCTGCAATGTGATGCGTGTTGTTTGCCCTGTATTCAACAGGGTTGTCTAGGTAGTCCCGCAGGTCTGCCTCGATACAGCGCAGGTGTAGCGCAATGCTGTCTTTAACTTTCATCTTCTTCTTCCTCCTTTACTTCATCTACATACGCTGGGTTGCACGTTGTGTGCCTGTACAGCATGGCTTCCTTGAGTGCGTCATGCACGTTGTCGAACACGCCAAGCAGCGTGTCGTTATGGTTGCGTACTTCAAATTTCATTGCAGTTCTCCTAAGTTAAGGTGTACCCACTCGGTCATGCTTGCATCGACATAATCGATCGCGTGTATCTCGTGGTCGTCGAAGGTGTAGACCTCCGTCTCGGGGTCGCACTGCTGTAAGTGCGCGATCAGTTCTTTGACTTTCATTTAGTTTCTCCTTGGGTTAAAAATGCGGGGGCGAACCCCCGCTACACATCAAGTCAACAGTGCAGGCAATGTTGGCTTGAACGATACAGGTGTGCGTACATCCCATTGCAGGTAGTAGCACATCACCTCGGCAACGATGCCGACTGAGCCATACGACTTGGTCACTGAACTGATAAGACCAGACGCATCGCCCTCCATCAGCATATCGTAGATGCCCTGCTCGGCAAAGCATAAGTCATCACGATGTGTGTAGCTCAGAGGCGAAGGCTTATAGCAGTGCAGTAGCGTAGTGATTGTGTACGCAGGCATCTGGTCAAGCCATACCTCCATCGTCTCTACGTCAGCCTCGGTCAACGCACAGGCAATGTCGTCAGGGGTAGGCTGAACGAAGCCATCCTCGTCATCAGGAAAGTCATACGCTGTCTCGTCGTAGTTGGCGCTGTGTGCGCTGACCAAGCGGGGCTTGATACCGAAGCTTGCGTTGTAGTCGTACATCTCGTCGTACTCGTCGTCCATGTAGCTGCCGTAGCTGCTCGTGTAACTGTATGACTTGAGTGTCGCACTCTTGTAGCTGGGGATCAGGCGTGATGGAGACCACGCATAGGTATTGCTGAACCACAGTTCCTCGTGCTCGATGCCCTGATCGAAGTTGACGTGTTGCATACGACCCTCGCCATTCATGAACACAAAGCGATTGTTGCCGATGAACTCCTCGAGCATATCAACGAAGCCCTTGTCATACACGAGGTCAGGTGACGCAGACACAGCGGTGTGCAAGTAGTCATTGATGAAGTGCCACGTATCTGACTTGGTTTTGTCAGCAGTATTGCCTGTGTGCAGGATGCCGTTGTGCATCATGGCGATGTAGCCAGGAATCACATCATACGGATGGCAGTTAATCATGTCAGTCTTGCCGTGCGTAGTCCAGCGAAAGTGAATGGCAATCTCACGATCGTCATTAGGCAAGCGCTGAATGAATGCAGTAGCATCGCCAAGATTCTTAGGCAAAGTCTTGGTAACCTTCAGTCCCTTGGCAGTGCCGTACATAAAGCCGATGCCGTCAGGGTTGGATGTGAAGATGTCGCTCAGTAGCCCGTGCGTGTTGAGCAGGGTTGAACGAACTTTGGAAGACTTGCCAGTAATAATTAAACACATAATGAAACTCCTTGATGTAAAAGAATGGGGAGAGTTACTCCCCGTTTGGTTGTTGATGATTACTCAGAGACTGAGTTAGCTGACACAGGGTTGTGACCCATAATCAGTTCGTTGAAGCTGTCCTCTTGCAGACGCCACACATCGCCGTCACGCACATAGATCACATCGGTGTCACCGATGTGCTCATCGTCACCCCCGTACGGGAACACAGCCAACTCCAAGCCGAGTGCTCTGAAGAAGGTGAAGTACAGCCCGTATCGGTCAGCGTAGCCACGTATATCTGCATAAGGTATCTCAGACAGATAGCGATGGTCATGCCCTTGGGCATAGCGAGACGCTACGGCAGGGGCAGGAGGCACAGCATCAGTACAAGTCTCCATCGCTGGTGCGATGACTGTCGGCACAGATGTGTGTACATTGCGCACGCCATACCACTTAGTCAGCGCAGGGTACTGACCCGCCACAGTCTTGAGCCACTTGACGAACGATGTGCCGTTGAGATCACGCCACGATGCGACACGGCAGAACATGACAGACGCATGAGTGAACTCGATCTGTGCAAGCAGCCTCTCCTTCTTGAGTGATGCACGGAAGATACGCAACTCGACAGTGTTGTACTTGCCGTTGTAGCTGTTGTCCATGTTAAGACCAAGACGCCGAGCCTCACGAGAGCCAAGGTTGCACATATTAACCATGCGATAGCGCTCACCAGACTTACCCTTGACAGCCTTCTTGGGGTTGGTAAGGATGGACTGATGCTCAGCGGCGCAGTAGCTACGGGCTTGGTCATCGACAGATGGATGGCGACCAGCAATCTTACGAATGAAGTCGACGTTGCCATTGCTGTTGATGAACATGAGGAACTTGCCAAGCGTCAACTGCGTGAAGGCACGGGAGTCGATATGGACATGCATACCGCACTTGCCCGTGTTCCATGCACGATAGGTTGGATCGATCTCCCACGCTTTGAACTTCTCGATGTGCTTGGCTAGACCTTGCGGTGAAGTCACGACCTCGAAGCCATTGTAAGGAAGCGAGCCATCACTCTTGATGATGCAGTATGAGGTACCCAAGCGGCTACGCACAGACTCAGCGGCTGAGTTGGTGTCCGAGTCGCCTGATGTCATCTCAAGCTCAATGCCCATCGTGAACTCACCGAAGTGAGACGACGTGATGCCCGAAGGATCGTCAAGCACATGAAGCACATTGGTAGAGTACGACATGATTGGCTGGTTGCGGTCATCATCGTCATCATCGTCATCATCGTCATCGTCATCGCCCTCGCTGTCACGATCGTACGTATAGTAGGCATCACGAGTCTCAGAGTAGTACGCATCGTCACGAGGCCAATACTCACCATTGTCCTCGCAGTACACAGCGTCATCATCGAAGCACGAGTCGCACCACGTATCGTTACGCACACTGTGCGTGTTGTCCTCGTCTTCGTAGTGACCGCAGTCGCAATGCACAATGCCAAGATCCAAATCACGAACAGCGTCAAACGCATTCTCCATATGGCTAGTGGCATCGGCGTAGCGACTGGATAAGTCAAAGAACGCAGTGCGTATCGCATCGTTGGTGATGGACTCATCGCCTGCCTTGGCACGAGCTACGAGATGACCGAAGTGTTGGAACGAACTACGCACAAGTCTGAACACATCTACGTGGTAGTAGTACCCGCCCTTGAACATAGCGTGAGTATTAGGAGTGTGATTCCCATACGCATCTGGATCGTGCTTGCGTGCATAAGCCTCGACAACTGCCTCGATACGAGTAGACCACGCATTACGAATAGCACGAGGCATATCACCCATGCTTGCTGGTGTCAGCAGTCTACGCATCATCTGATGCATATCGTAGCGATCACGGCTCTCATCGCAAGCCTGTTTGTATGTCATAGCACGAGGTGCGAACTCTCCCTCACCCTTGACACGACAGCGTGAGGTACGAGTCCACACAGCTAAGTTGCCTGTAGTAATCAGATCGAGGGGCTTGATGCCCGCATCCATGTACTGCATCTCTGAGTAGACGAGACGTCTACGAGATGCGTTGTACACCATGTACCGCTTGTTGAGCGATACGATATAGATGGTGTTCTCGAGTGAGTCAACGAAGTCCTCCATCACGAACCTAGTTATTTGAAACATACACTTCTCCTTGATTTATAAAAAGAATGGGGAGAATTTCTCCCCAACTAACTAACACACTAACTAACACGCCTGTTGCTCAGGCTAGCGATACCTCCATGTCATCTATTACATCGAACGAAT